TGGCCGAGGTAAAGGTCAGGTCATCGAAGTCCGTGAACGCCGTGGTGCCGCTCGTCGTGGGCGTGACGTTGGTCAACGCACCGCCGCCAGCAGTGTAGGAGCCGGAGTTGCCGACCTCGTTCGTGACCGTGTAGGCCGTGGTCGCAGCCGTAAACGAAGCACTGTTGTCATACAGCGCCAGCTTAAAGGTGTCCCCCGTCGAGGTCGTAAAGTTGTGCACAGCTTGCAGGATTTCCTGCTTGAAGGATGTGCAAAGGAAATTTCCAGAAAAACTCACGGGGAGCCTCCATCAGTTAGGGCGGCGGCTTTTCTTTCTTGCCACCACAGTTTCATGCGCTCAGACTGCGCGCTCGATCAGTTCGTCATAGACAGCAACATAGTCCACCTCACAGTCCCCTTATGAGTTCGGCCAGTTCAGGATGGCCTGCGTCCGTCAGCGCATTATACACTGTTGTGCGGTCACTGCGAACCGTTTGTTTCATGTACTGCTCGACAACGACAGCGATCTGCTTTTGGAAAGCCACGGCTTGCTCCCGCAGTGCGGGGTGCGCGGTTTCCGAAACGCTGACAATCTTCTGGGCCGCCTGCTGCGCAAGCTCCTCAGTGCTAAATCCGCGGCCGCTGGTTGTTCGAACCCCCACGGCGCCGATGTCCATGAAACCCAAACTCATTGCTTCGCCCTAATCACTTGGCCAGTGCGATACTGGTCCGTTGTTTCCTTGGCCTCGCCCAGCAGCTTGATGCCGACAATGGACTCTTGCAGGCGCTTTTCATATCCGGCCAGCACGTCCTGCTCGCCCTTCATGTAGATGTACGCCTCGATCAGAGACCCGTACAGCATGGCCATCGGAGCGTTCGTGGCCAGCCACGTCGTGCCCGAGTCAGCAAGCTCCGTGATGCTCTGCGGCCGGTACAGGTAATGCAGCTCCATTGTGTAGATCGCATCCGGCGTCGGGGACAGCAGGAAGTAGTCCACGTCAAACTGGCCGTAGTACTTCGGTTCGCCGGTGGTCGACTGCGAGGGCGTGTACTCTTGCAGGAACGAGATGTCCTTGAAGTCCAAGAACTCTTTCGCTCCACCCACATCAGTGCGGATGCTCAGTGAGTACGGCGCCAAGAAGTCCGCAGGCACCGCCAGATACGGATTGCCGTTGTCGGTGAACGCCGTGGCGTTCTTGCGGAACAGGCTCAGCTGCACCTGCTTGAGGATGCGCTCTTCGGCCTGCCTGATGAACAACGGGATATTGGTGACGAAACTGCTTTCGTCATTCTCCGTGTAGTCAATGACGGCCTGCTTCAACTGGCCATATGTAAAGCTCATGTCGTCACCACCGTAACTTGTCCAGCCTTGCCTATCATACGAACGCTCTGAAGGCGAGGCGCTTCTACCGTCGGGACGCCAACGAAGACCTTGAGGGTCTCAGGGCCGTCGGGCCGTGGATTCCGCAACGCCTGCGGATCCGACTTGTGCCGGGACGGGGTGAGCTGCGGGTGCTTTTCCTCGAACTCGTCAGCGCCAACAAGCGCACCCGTCCACTCCTTGCGCATGTCGCGCAGCCGGTAGCGGAACCCGGAGCGGTCCGAAATCCCGTAAGCATTCTTCTCGGAAGCAAAAGCCATTAGACCCTCAGGTATCTACCGCTCGGCCGCATGATGAGCGGCACTCGGTCCTCGTCTTCCATCGCGGCGCGCTGGAACTCTTCCTCGTAGATCGACTTCATCATCTGCACCCGCTCAGGTGCGCGCTTGATGGCCAAGTAGTATGCCAGCCCGGCCACCATGCACGGGTAAAAACGGAACGGGATGCCCGTGGTGTTCGTCAGCGCTCCTGCGTCCTCGATCCGGCGCACGTAGTAGTACACCAGCTGGTCCGTGGAGTTCTCCGGCGTTTGCCAGAGGTTGATCTCCGGCGAGATCTGGCGGTCAAAGAAGAACTGCGAGGGTCGCCCCTGATCAGTCTTGTTCGGAAAGTCCAGATAGTCGGAGCGGCTGATGCGCACCATCTCGATGTCCGTGCCGCTGCGGCGCAGCGCCATGTCCAGAATATCGACGATGTCCGGTGCGAGTGTGTATTTCGACACACCCTGCGTCACGGTCAGCGTGTCTTGGGTCACGGTGAACAGGTTCAGGCCGCGGTTGGCCCACTCTGCAAACATCAGGTTCAACGACCGGCGCGCCGTCTTCGCGTCGTAGCCTGTGCGCACCTCTTTACCAATGCGCTCATACGCCTCTTCGATCGCTTCCGCGATGTCGAGGTTGAAGTCTCGGCTGCCGGACGTTGTCATTTGTTACACCATCTTCGTGTTGCGAACGCCACGGCCTGCCATAACGCAGCCGCCGTCCTTGAAACCAGCCACCTTGCCACCGGCCTTGAAGCCCTCGACGTCGCGACCCTTCAGGATATCAGCCTTCGTGATCTTGCCGTCTTTGTTCAGGTCTGGAAACTGCTTGTCCTTGGCCATGGGTTACTTCCCCTTGACCTTGCCGCCGCGCTTCATCATGACTTCGCCACCGCGCATCATTTTGACCTGACCGCCGCGCATCATCTTTTTCTCGCCGGGCTTCATTGCAGCCTTGGGCTTACCCTTGGCAGCCATCGGCTTCTTGTCCTTGCCTTGCATCATGACGTGATCTCCTATCTCGCCTGTCCAAAATCAAGCGCGCGTACTCGGGCGCGCTATATCTTCTATAGTAACCCAACTTTTCAAGTTTTGCAGCAGAATTGTCAAGTTCCGTGAGCCGCTGCAAAAAGATGACGGCGGCCTCGCTGATGTGAGACAAAGCCCAGAGGTCTAGTCCAGCTGAGCTGAAAAACTCGTTCATATGGTCTGTCGCAACTTCCAGCTGCTCGTAGTCCCCAGAGAACGCGTCGTCCACCACAACAATCACGTCCAGCTCATCCGTCAGACCAGCCGCCGCTTGCAACACCGCGGACCAAAGAGCCCCGTCTGCCTGCACAATCTTTACCCGTCCCTTGTCGTGCGCAGGCTTGGCAAATGGGCAGAGAGGAAGCCCGAGGTCAGGGTCCACCTCAGCAAGCTCCTCGATCCACCGCTCGATCAAAACGTGCCCACAAAGCCGCCGCGCCGGTACCCTTTGACCTTGGCCTCCGGCGTGTTCGACACAACCGTCTTGCCCTTGGCGCCAGCCTGCTTTTTCTTGCGAGCCGTCGATGCGCGCTCAGACTTGCTCAGAGACTGAGCCTTGGACCGAGGCAAGCAGCGATCAGGGTTCTTCTTGTCCTTGGACGTGCCACACTTGCCCGCGATGTTTCCACCCGAGTCGATGCGGACCCAGTCCTGCTCGCGCCACTTTTTAAGCTCGCCCATCAGAAAACCCTTACAAGGCCGCCTTCAGCCTTTTTGTTGACCTTCTTGCCCTTGGCACCCTTGGCGTAATTCGGGTCCTTGCAATACTTGCTTGCCGCCATATTGGCGTACGCGCTCGGGTAGGTGTCAAAGGTCCGCTTGGCCCAAGCCTTGCCCTTGGGACAGATCTTGTTACCCTCGGCCATCAGGACAGACCCTTCATCGCTTCCTGCTTACGCGGGCTGCACATGGACTGGTCAACCTTGCCGCCCTTCTTAAATTCGGGCTTGGCTTTGGTTGGCTTCATCTTCACTGGCTTCTTCATCGGAACCTCCGTGATTTGCTTCGACATATTACCACGATTCATCTTACTGTCCTACCTTGTCTTTGAAAGACATCCAGATCGCAGCGGCAATAAACATCAGCGCGCCGGTCGTTACGATCCGTACCGAAGTCTGCCACATCGTGGTCCGCGTGTCCCGCCAAGCAGACAACAGTCCGCGCAGCTCGTCAAGATCCCGCGGGGCGTTCTCGTCGTGGAGACCAAGCTCTTGCAGCGCGGCCCTCGCACCTCGCTTGGCAGCACGGTCCAGCATCGCTTCGAGCTCTTCATGCGTGAGTTGTACGCTTCCCATCAGCAGTTCCACTTCTTCAACGATAGCGCCTTACGTGTCGGCTTTCCCTTGTCATCCTTCATCGGACCGGGCATTCCGCCCATCCGGGCGCAGAAGCTTTTCTTGCGGCCTGCGTCCTTCTTGGTCTTCGGGTTAGGCGCGGGCGGCTTGAGGTTCATCCCCTGCTTTTTGGCGGACGCCCGGCCCTTGGCATTCAAGCCACCGGTTGGATCCTTGCCCTCTTTTCGCTGCCACGCG